TCCGACCGGTCCCGGCCACCCAGGGCGGCCGCGATCGCCGCGGCCGGCCCGCCAGGAAACCAGCCGACGACCCGGGGCCGCACCTTCGCCAGGATCACCGGCATGTCGCGGCGTACCGCGGCCGTGCAGCCGTACCCGTGCCACGTCTGCAGCGCCTCGATATGCGTCACACCGCCGATCGTGGCCGCGGCCACCAGGGTGGCGTGCGACCCGTCCAACGACACGTCCAGGCACACGGCGACCCGACGGCGGTGCGCTGCCAGGTCGACCGGCTCGACGGCCTGACACGCGGTCCACTTCTCCGGGTCGATGGCCGGGTCGAGCAGGTCGACGCGCTGGCACAGCACCTCGGTCCGGAACCCGGCCAGCACGGCGCCGCCCTCGGCTTTCGCCCGGATCGCGTCGCCCATGAGCGCGTCCAGCTGGATGCGGTTGCCGAGGTCCGGGTTGGCCATGGCCAGCGCTTCCGGGTCGGTCGGGTCCGCGCCGGCCGGCGCCGACCACTCGAACAGGCCGAGCCGGTGATCGCCCTGCCCGGTCTCGATGAAGTCCAGCGCGCTCCCGCGGAGCGAGTCCAGGACCACGCCCCGGTCGTCGCCCTGGTTGGTGATCGCGACCGCCTGCGCGTCGTCGACCGCGTTCATGGCGTTGATCGACGCCCGGTACGCCTCCCAATCGCGGTGCTCCCGCAGCTCATCCAGGACGTTACGGCCGACGGTGAGGCCGCGGCCTGCGCGCCGGTTGGTGGCCGAGAACATGTACGCGGCGCCGCGGAGCGTCCGGAACTCCTCCTCGCCGACCTGCAGCGTGACCGCCTTACGGCCGATGTGGCGCTCGAGCATGGGCGTGTTCTTCGCCATGTCGATCACGGCCTTCCACGACTTCTTCGCGTAATCCCTCGAGGTATGCGTGCCTAGAACGACCGGCTTGTCCAGCCCGTCATACAGGTGAGGGATCTCGACGAACAGCCAATAAAGGGTCAGCAGACGCGTCAGCAGGGTCTTGCCGTTCTGGCGGGCCACCAGGACCAGCACCATGCGGAACCGCGGCCGGCCGTCGGGCAGCAGCTCCCCCATGTGGATCGCGAGCCACCGTTGCCACGGATCGAGCGGCCAGTCGATGCGGTCGGCGAACTCGGCCAGCTCGTAGCCGTAGCTGCTGGCCGGGTCGTCAAGATCACGAAGTGGTGGCGTCCAGATCCGCGGGACGACTCTTCCGCGCACGTCGGAGGCCGAGTTCGTTGATGGGGTCGGCGACGGGCTCTGGTTCACCGCGGCCACCTCTCTGCGCCACGGCCCGGGCCCGTGGGGTCATCTGCAGCGCCTCGAGCGCGGCCAGCAGCGGCGGCCCCAGCTTCGCCAGGTCGCCACCCATGTCGATCTCACGGCAGTACGTGTCGGCCAGACGCGCCGCGGCGGCGTCCCGGGCGTCCGGTGACACCGATGTCAGCGCGGCCCGGAACACATCAGACATGGAAATCGTCGGACCGTTCATACGATCGAGAGTATGGGCTGATCATCTACGCTTGCGGCATGCCGCGATGGTGGCCGGCCCGCCGCCGGGATCAGCCGCAAGCCCTCACCGTTGATGAGGTGTTTGCCGGCCGGTTTGGCGTCGGCTCCAACTACTCCGGCGTGGAGGTCACCGAGGCGACCGCGTTCACCTCGAGCGCGTTCTGGCGGGCGATTTCCCTGATCTCCGGGACGCTGGCGATGCTGCCGCTGCCCACCATCCGCGATGTCGCCCCGGACCCGATCCGCGGTATCCCAGGCGGCCCGCAGACCGTGTCGTCGATCTTCGACGACCCGGACCCGGGCGGTCAGACCCAATTCGAGTGGATCGAGACGCAGTTCTTGCACTTGATCACGCACGGGAATGCGTACGCGTGGAAGATCTACAACCAGGCGGGCGCCCTGGTCCGCATGATCAACCTGCATCCGCTGTCGGTGTATATCGAGCTGCCGACCCCGGACGAATACCGGCGCGGGCTCACCGACCCGACCGCCCTGCCCGCCGGCGGGAAATGGTTCTGCGTGACCTTGGCCGACGGGTCGCAATACCGGGTCGACTCGTCGAAGGTGTTCCACGTCCCCGGCATGTCGACGAACGGCCTGTGGGGCATGTCGTTGATGAACTACGCGAAAACGTCGATCGGCACGCACCTCGCCGGCGACCGGGCCGCCGGGAACCTGTTCGCCAAGGGCGCCCTGATCTCCGGGATCATTTCGCCGGCGGACGACCAGATCGACGAGTGGGACGGCAAGGCCATCCGGCGGGAGCTGCAGCGCGAGGTCACCGGGTGGGAACACGCCGCGGACGTGGCGATCATCAACCGGCGGCTCACGTTCACCCCGTGGACGTTCAACCCGGAGCAGGCGCAATTCCTCGAGTCACGCCAGTTCTCCATCGAAGAGGTGTCCCGCTGGACGGGTGTGCCGCCGCACCTGCTCATGCAGACCGATAAGCAGTCATCGTGGGGCACCGGGATCGCTGAGCAGGAACGCGGTATGTCCCGCACCGTGCTGGCCCCGTGGGCGAACCGGTGGGAATCCCGGGCGTCGCGGGAGATCTACGCCGGGAACCGGTACGTCCGGTTCGACTTCCACGGCCTCGAGCGGCCCACACCGGAGATCGAGAACGCGCAGGTCCAGGCCAACTATCAGGGAGGCCTGATCACCCTCAACGAGGCCCGGGCCCGACTGAAATACCCGCCGATCCCCGGTCCGGCCGGCGACGCGTTCTTTGGAGGTGCGCCCGTTGATCCGCCTACCGCATAACCTCGAGCAGCTACGCGCCGCGTGGCGGGCCGCGGCCAGCATCCCGGCCCGCGACGCGCCGTGCTTCCGCATGGTCGACGGCGACGGACCGGCGCCGAAGCTGTACGTATACGACGTGATCGGCGGCTGGGACCTCGACGCGCAACAGTTCGTGCAGGCCGTGCACGCCGTCGACGCGCCCGCCCTGGACGTGCACATCAACTCCCCTGGCGGGTTCGTGTACGACGCGGTGAGCATGTTCGAAGCCCTGCAGCAGTCCCCCGCCACCGTGAACGTCAACATCGACGGCCTCGCCGCGAGCGCGGCCAGCTTCCTGGCGCAGGCCGGTGACAGCGTGAAGATCGCCGCCGGCGGCCGGATGATGATCCACGACGCGCAGGGCATCGGCATCGGGTCGCCGGCGGACATGCGCGAATACGCCGACATGCTCGATGCCGTCTCGGACGACATCGCCGGCTATTACGCGAACCGGGCCGGCGGCACGCCGGCCGACTGGCGGGCCGCGATGACGGCGACTACCTGGTATTCGTCGGCTCAGGCGGTTGACGCCAAGCTGGCCGACAGCGTCACAGGCAAGGGCGGTGCGACCGACCAGCGCACCGCCGACATCCGGGCCCGCGCCCGCGCTCTCCTGAAAGGTGCCTGATCGTGAGGACGATCGAAGAGATCATGAAGGCGATGCAGGCCCTTATGGACCTGACTGCCGGCCGGAACATGACCGACCCCGAGGCGACCCAGTTCGCCGATCTCGAGGCCGAGCTCAAAACCGCGCAGGCCACCAAGGCGGCCCGGGACCGGTTCGCCGACTACACCAAGACCGTCATCCCGGCCGGTGTGCCGTCCGGGCACAAGCCGGACGACCCGATGGCAGGGCTGCGCGAGTACGCGCTGACCGGGCAGCTACCGGCCCGGCCGATGAACGCCCAGTCGGAGGGCGTGCCGTCGCAGGGCGGCTACCTCGTGCCCGACGAATTCCGTACGCAGCTGATCCAAAAGCTGAAGGCCTTCGGCGGGATCAGCGGGATCGCGCAGCACTACTCGACCGGCACCGGCGCCCCGGTCGAGTGGCCCACCATCGACGACACCGGCAACATGGGCGAGATCGTCCAGGAAGGCAACACGTTCTCGGCCGGCGCCGACCTCACGTTCGGCACCAACTCCCTCGGCTCGTACTCATACATGACCGGCGGGGCCGGCTCGACCCCGATCCGGATCAGCCGTGAACTCGTCCAGGACTCCGCGTTCGACCTGCAAGGCCTGCTGACCGACCTGCTGGCGACGAGGATCGGCCGGCTACAGGCGATCCACTGGGCGACCGGCACCGGCGTCGCTCAGCCCCTCGGCCTGTTCACCGGGCTCACCCCGGTGCAGAACGCGGCCAACACCGGCATCCAATACAAGGACCTGGTCAACGCCATCCACTCCGTCGACCCGGCGTACCGGGACAACTGCCGGTGGCTGTGGAACGACAAGACCATGGGCATCATCGAGCAGATCGTCGACTCCAACGGCAATCCGATCTTCCGCGGCTGGGGCGCCAACCTCGCCCTCGGCCTGGACGAGTCGACCGTGCTCGGCTACCCGGTCACCATCGACCAGGCGGTGCCGGACCTCACCGCCAACTCCCCCACGATCCAGTGGGGGGCGTTCGGCAACTTCAACCGCGGCTACGTCATCCGCGACGTGGCCGCGGTGGAGCTGCTGGTGAACCCGTACACGCGGATGGCGAACAGGCAGATCGAGTTCACCGGGTGGGCCCGGGCCGACGGCACCCAGCAGGACACGTCCGCGTACAAGACGCTGAGCGGCCACACGTAGGCCGGCCCGAGACAGGAGACACCCATGACCTCGAGGGAACTCGTCGTACCGAAGATCCTCGCGACCGGCTTAGCGTCGATCGCCACGGCCACCACCACCGCGTTCGACTTCGGCACGCCCGACGACGTGAAGGTGGCCATCGGCACGAACTACGCCCTGTCCGACCGGCTTGCGTTCGTCATCACGGCGTCGACCGCGGGCACGACCGACAGCTCCGATTTCATCGTGCTGGACGCGCCCGACTCGTCCGGGTCGATCGGGTCGACCGCGCCCGCGGTCACGACCGCGCTCCCGGCCGGGGCGGCCGGTAACCAGTACGTCGTGATCGGTGTGCAGCTGCAGCCGTCACGGCCGTGGCTGCGGCTGCAGGTGCACCGGGCGGCCGGCACGACCGACACGCTGGTGTGTCGGGCATTGCTGGTCGCCATGCCACACAGCATGTGAGAGGACGGTGAGAGGTGACCTGGCAACCGGACTACGTGACCGTGTCCGACCTCAAGGCTGAGCTGCAAATCACCAACACGGATGATGATGCGCAGGTCGCCCGCTGGGTCACCTCTGCCTCCCGCGCGGTCGACAAGTTCTGCCACCGCCAATTCGGGCAGGTCGACGAGCTCGAGGAGCGCTACTACGGCGTGCAGTGGCAGCCCAGCAGCACGACGCTCGGGCAGCCCCGCGGCCTGATCGTCGGGGCCGGGTTCTTCGGCCGTACCGCCGGCGGTCACTGGATCGCCGTGATCGACGACGTGCAGGACACGACGGGCCTGGCCGTGCAGGACGACGACGGCCACGCGATCACCGGCTGGAAGTTGCTGCCCCGCAACAACTCTGCCACGGGCAAGCCGTACACGGAGATCCAGTTCGGCGCCGGATTCCCCGGCCACGAGGTCGCCATCACCGCCCTGTGGGGCTGGACGAGCGTGCCGATTCCCGTGCAACAGGCCGTGCTGCAGCAAGGCAACCGCATCGGGTGGCGCCGCGGGTCGCCGTCCGGGGTGGCCGGGTCACCGGCCGACGGCAGCGAACTACGGCTGCTAGCCAAGCTCGACCCGGACGTCGAGGTCATGCTGTCCGGGTACCGGCGGGAGACCTGGTTCTCATGATCATCCTGGATGTGGTGAACGAGCTGCGGGCCGCGCTGGCCACGATCACCGGGCTGAACGTGCCGCCGTGGGGCGCCGACATCGCCAAGCCGCCGGCGGCCGTGATCGCCATGCCCGACAGCATCGAGTTCGACGCGTCGTACCGGCGCGGGCGGGATACGATCCCGGACCTGCAGCTGATCGTGATCGTCGACTATCAAAACTCGAGGTCCGGCTTTGAGGCGATCGCGCCGTACCTCGACGGCAGCGGGCCGAAGAGCATCAAGGCGCTGACCGCGGCCAAGAACGCGGCCACCTCGTGGACCTCGTGTGACCGGGCCCGCGTCACGTCCGTGTCGATCGACCTGCCCACCTACAAAGAGACCACGGTGGTGTCGGCGACGTTCCACCTCACCATCATCGGGAAGGGAATCACCCCATGACGGCCATCGACACCGAGGTCACCTACTGCACGGTGGCCGGTAACGACATCAGCCAGTTCATCACCGCGCACAGCCTCGAGCCGGAAGCGTCCATCTACGACTTCACCGGCTACGGGGTGACCTGGCAGCGCAACCGCGGCGGCCTCAAGAAGTGGACGCTGCACCTCGAGGGTTTCTACGACGACGGAGTGGTCGCCCCGCCGTCGCTCATCCTGCCCGCGCTGGGCACCCTGGTCGCCATCGTGTTCGGGCCCGAGGGGTCGACGACGGGCAAGACCAAGCGGACCGGCAACGCGATCACCGGCAAGTACACCGAGGCCGGGAAGATCGACGGCCTGCAGACGTGGGCGATCGACTACACCGGCGACAACACGCTGACCGATACCGTGTTCTGATGAATTACGCGTCAAAGGACGACCTCTTCGGCGGGCTCGACGGCGAAGACCTCGACCTTCCCAACGGCAAGAAGGTGCGCGTCCGCGGCCTGTCCCGGCTCGAGGCCGCGTCCACCAACAAGGGCGAGAACGTCGAATCTGAGCAGCGGATCATCGCCCTCGGCCTGGTCCAACCGGCCATGACGCTGGCCGAGGTGCGCCGGCTGTACAAGAGCGCGCCGGCCGGCATCCCGGAGATGATCGCCCGCAAGATCCAGCAGCTCACCATGGGTACCCGCGAACCCAAGGAGTGGTCCCATGGCGTTCCTGAGACCGGAGAGTCCGGAGAACTTCGAGTTCTTCCTGGCGGACCGGATGGGCCGGACGATCATGGAGCTGCGCGCGTCGATGACGCCGGGTGAATACCTGGCGTGGAACCGCTACCACGCGGTCCGGGCGATAGAGCGGCAACGACACGAGGGGAGCGGCGGTGCCTGAGATCCAGATCGACGGGCTGAAACAGTTCCGCTCCCAGCTGAAACAAATCGACGCGAATCTCCCCAAAAAGATCCGGGTCGCATTGAACAGCTCCTCCCAGCTGGTCATCGACTACGCGAAGCCGAAGATCCCGAGCCGGACCGGGCGGGCCCGGGCGTCGCTGAAAGTCCGCTCGAGCCAGACCAAGGCGGCGATTGCGGCAGGCGGGACGAAGGCGCCCTACTACCCGTGGCTCGACTTCGGTGGCCGCGTCGGCCGCGGCAACTCTGTCAAGCGTCCTTACAGTCGTGAGGGCCGGTACGTGTACCCAGGGCTGAAAGCCAACCGGGACGAGATCACGCAGACCATGGCGTCCGCGCTGACCGAGCTGGCGCAAGAGGCTGGGCTGGAGGTGAGCTGATGAGCAACCAGGTCACGCTTACGTTCGCCGGTGAGGACAAGCTCACCCCGACTACGCAGAAGGTCAACCAGAGCCTCGGCGAGACCAGTGAGGCCGCTGATGAGGCCGCCGGCGGGTACGACAAATTTGAGGAAGCCGGCGACACGGCCGAGCACCGCGCGCAGGGCTTCGCCGACACGATCGATGGCACGAGTCAGGCCGCGGCCGGCTTCGGCCAGATCATGTCCGGCAACGTGTTCGGCGGGCTCATCCAGGTCGGGCAGGGCGTCGCGTCGGTCGCCGGCGGATTCACCGACTTCCTTCTGCCAGCGCTGGCCAAAACCAAGGTCGCCACGCTCGCGCAGGCGGCCGCCGGGAAGGTGTCCGCGGCGGCCACCACCGTGTGGACCGGCGCTCAGAAGCTCCTGAACCTGGCGTTTGTGGCCAGTCCGGTCGGGTTCATTGTGCTGGGCATCGGCCTGCTTATCGCCGCTATCGTCCTGATCGCCACCAAGACGACATGGTTTCAGACGATTTGGCGGGTTGCCTGGTCCGGCATCAAAACCGCCGCCCAAAATGTGTGGAATTTCATCAAGGCGATCCCGGGGTGGACGGAGTCCGCGTTCAAGCGGATCGCGTCGGTGATCTCCGCCCCGTACCGGGAGGCGTTCAACCTGATCGCCCGGGCGTGGAACGGCACCATCGGCCGTCTCTCGTTCACGATCCCCGGTTGGGTGCCGGGCATCGGCGGGGACTCGATCAGCGTGCCGAACCTGCCCACGTTCGACGCCGGCGGCACCGTGCCCGGCCAGATCGGGGAGAACGTGCTCGCGATCGTGAAGGCCGGAGAACGCATCGGCCCGACCGGCGCCAGCTCCACCAACGCGGGCACCGTCATGATCAAGGGTGACGGTGTCGTGAACGCCCTGATCGACCAGATAGCGTCCGCCGTCGCCAAGCGCGGCGGGACGCCGGGAACGCTCGGGATCAGGATCGCCTGATGGCCATCACCGCTCAACCGCAGATCTTCTACAACGGGGCGTGGCACACCCCGCCCAACATCGCCGACCCGGCCATGACGATCCAGCAGGGCTACACCGACCGGGTCACCCGCCGGCCGGCCCGGGCCACGTTCCGCATCGACAACTCCGATGACACGTGGCGGCCCAGCTCACCGACCGCGCCGTACTACGTGTCCGGCGGCCGGAACCTGCCGATCGGCGTGCCCATCGAGTCGACGGTCCGGTTCTGGGGTGAGGCGTCCGGGTGGACGCCGGACCAGACAGGTGATTTCGTCGACCACGGCGCCGGCGTGTATAGCGGCCTGCGCTACGTCGACGTGGAGGCTCAGGGCGTGCTGCGCCGCATCGGCCGGTGGGACACCCTGTCCGCCCCGCCGATGACCAACAACGCGCTCGGGTTCACGAACAACCTGGGTGTGTGGCCGCTGGACGACGACACGGGCGCCAACGGGTTCACCAACGCGGCCGGCGGCCCGATCACCACCTTCTCCAACTTCGAACTCAACCAGGCTGATCACCCGAACGGCGCCAACGCCTCAGTGAAGGTCGACACGAACGCGCTGGCCACGTTCCTGTGTGACGAGTATCCGGCCACCGTGACCGGGTTCCAGTTCGGGTGGTCGATGAAGCTGGCCGCGCTCCCGCCGAACGGGTCACCGGCGACGTTCTTCCTCGCCCGGTCGCTGTACGCCGGCGGCGGCACGTACTGGTTCAAGCTGCTGGTTGACGGATCGTTCCACGTCCAGTTGTACGACAACGGCGTCGCGATCATGGACAACACGGTGACGTTCGGCGGCGCCGACCCGACCAACTGGACAGACTACCGCATGAAAGTGTCCATATCGGGCACAACGGTCAAACTGGAATTTGCGTGGTACGAGTCGGGCGACGACACCGTGTTCGGCATCACCTACACGGTGACCGGCCAGCAGACCCAGCTGAACATCCTCAAGATCGACACGACGCGCGACGCCGGCGCCCTCAACGGCACCCTGTACTCCACGCTGTACGCCGTACAGAACACGACCGACGACCTACAGTCGTTCGCCGCTCTGCAGGCGTTCAACGGCTACGAGAACGAGCGGGCCGCGGACCGGTTCACCCGCCTGTGCACGGAGAACGGCATCGCGTCGGTGGTCGTCGGCGACCCGGACCAGACCGTCACGATGGGCGTCCAGCAGTCCGACACGTTCGTCAACCTGCTGGACGAGATCCAGACCACCGAGGACGCGCTGATCTACGACCGGACCGGCGACGGCATCGGCCTGGCGCTGCGTACCCGCCGGTCGCGGTACAACCAAGATCCGGCGGTCACGCTCGCGTTCGGCACCGACATCATCCCGCCGATGGACGAAGCGTACGACGACCAGCAGTCACAGAACGTGATCACGATCAAGAACCGCGACGGCCGGACCCTGGTCGCCGCCGACAACGTCAGCGCGATGGGCACGCTGAACCCGCCGGCCGGAATCGGCGTGTACAAGGCGTCCTACGACACGAACATCCAGTTCGACAACAACATCACGCAGGCCGCACAGCACTACCTGAACCGCGGCACCCTGCCCCAATCGCGATACCCGAACGTCACGATCGACCTGGGGGCGGCCAAGGCGAACGGGAACACGGCTCTGCTCACCGCCGTACAGGCGGTCACGATCGGCGACCGGATCGTGGTCACCGGCCGTGACGCTGACGATATCGACTTGCAGGTGATCGGCTGGGACGAAGCGATCGGGACCGACACGTGGACGATCACGTTCACATGCATCCCGAATACGCTCTTCCAGGTGGGCGCCGAAGACGACACGAGCTACGCGCTCGCGGCCCGGGCGCAGACACTACAGGCCAACGTCACCACCACCACCGCGACGAGCCTGTCGGTCGGCACGACGTGGGACGTGACCGACACGTGGTCGACCGCCGTCGACTTCGACATCCTGATCGGCGGGGAACGCATGACCGTGACCGCGGCCACCACGCCCGTGCTCAGCGCCGGCGTGTGGACCCAGACCCTCACCGTCGTCCGCGCCGTCAACGGCGTGCACCTCACGCACAGCACGGGCGACGCGATCCAGGTCGCGCAGCCCTACCGAGAGGCCTGGTGATCCCGTGTCCGCCGGAGATCCGATCTTCGCCACCGACTACGCGCTCGCGATGCTCATGTCGAAGGGCCGGCCGCTGGTCCGGATCAGGCAGACCGTGTCGCAGACCATCGCCCACGCCACCAACACGCCGCTGACGTTCGACACCGAAGACTGGGACGACCTCGGTTTCCACTCCGGCACCACGAACACCGACCGGATCACTCCGACGGTCGCCGGCGTCTACCGGCTGTCGGCCGGATGCTGGATGGCCGCCCCCGGCGCCGGCGTGGACTACACCAAGATCAGGTTTTTCTTCACCAAGAACGGCACCGCCATACCGCCGGGTAACCAGAACAGCCCGGACGCCGCCGCGACCAACACCGAAGACGCCATCTATGCCTCGTGCCAGGCCGCGGCCAACGGCACCACCGACTTTTTCCAAATCGTGATCAACCAGTCCAACAGCGGCACCGCGTCGAAGGGGACCAGCGTCAGCCCAGTGCCGTTCCAATCGGTATTCGAATGCGTGTACGACGGGCCCGTGCAATGACCGGCGTAACGTCACACCCAAATGAGATACTTGACCGATAGCCTCTGAGCAGGGGAAAGATGCTATGACGGCGAGGCAAATCGTGGCTAAGGCGCCCAACTCCGTCCTGATCATCTGCGGCACCGCGTTCGCCTGCGTGCTCGTCGCCGGCGTCACCGCGACCACCATCACCGGCAAGAGCGCCGACCCGCTATTTCAGCTACTCAACGTCGCCCTCAACGTGATCGGCGCCCTGGGCGGCCTGGGCGCGATCGTCGCCGCGTCCGCGGCGGCGAAGTCGTCCGCGGCGGTCGAGTCGAAAGTCAACCCGGACGGGACCGACGTGAACAGCCCGGACCGTGGCCAGACCCCGTAAGCCGATCGAGCACGGCACGTACCGCGGCTACCACCAAGAACGCCGCCGCGGCGAATACCACTGCGCGCGCTGTACGGACGCCTTCAACACCTACCAGCGCGAGTGGTGGAGAACCCGCGGAAAAGCGGAATCGCGGCGCCCGCACCTCTGGATCGACTAAGCTGGCCAGTAGTTCGCGGTGATCAGCCATGGGGGGCCGAACCACCACGGACGGCCCGCCACTCGTCCCCCGTGCGAGTGGCGGGCCGTTCCACGTTCAGACCTGCCTGCGCCGGCCCTCAGCTAGCTTCCTGGCGGCCTTCACCTCGGCATCGAACTGGTCGCGCTGGCCCACGTCCATGACCGTCTCGCGGATCAGCTGAATCTGCGCGTACACACCGGCCATCGCCTCCCACACGATGCCCTTGTGCGTCTTGCACTCGCTGCCGTCCGGGTGCGCCCCGTACTCGGTGAACGCGTACGGGGTGTCACCAAACGGACTGGTCGTACCGGGACGCCTCGCCAGCACGCCCATTTGGACACCCATCAGCAGGCACTCGACGTAGTATTCGCCGCCCTCTTGCCCCTCAACCTGAATCCGTTTCATGAGCCCAGCTTCCACGTGCAGCCGCCGGTGAACTCGATGAACTTGTCGCCCTGCGCGACCCGTACCCTGCCGTGTCCGCCGGCCGGCACGATGCCGTTCGCGATCACATCGGCCAGCGTGCCCGTGTCGTCCTTCAACCGGGCCCAGTAGCAGCCGACCCCGCCGCCGGCGGACCGGCCGGCGTCCGTCGTGTACTGCCCGGCCGCGATCTCCCGGCCCACCGCGTACGTCCCGTCACCGTGCTGACCGGGCACCCCGGTCGGCTTCGGCTGCGCCGCCGCGTGCCGCACCGTGGTCGAGCCGGCCGGCGCCGCGGCCTCGGTCTGGTCACTCGAGTGATCCTGCTGCGCGCCGACCGCGATCAGGATCGAGCCCAGACCGCACATCAGGCCGAGGATCGCGATCACGATGCCGATCGTGCCGGCCCGCGACCGCTTCGCCTTCGGCGCCGGCTGCAGCCCGAGACTCTGGTTGGGGGCCATGTTGAAAGCCTCATCCCGGAACGGCGGGTAGACGGCCTGCCCGCGCCCGTACGTCGTACCGCGCGGCGGCACCGTCGGACGCACCCGCCGCTGCATGTCCGCGGCCCACTCATCCGGGGTGGGCCAGTTGTTCTCGACCATGATCGTTTCTCCTGTTTCGGTGATGATGGGGACCGTAGGTGTACGCGGCCCAGTAGGGGCGGGCCGCGTGCATCTCAACAACCGTGCCGATCTCACTAGCAGTGAAGCTGCGTGCGGGCCGCGTCGATCTCGAGCGCTTCCGCGAGGTCCGCCTCGATGGCGCCGGGCACGGTCGGGAACATCACGAGCGGGCTGCTGTGACGGTCCAGCCACTTGGCGTATTGGTTCTGTCGCACCTCGCTGGCCATAGCAGCATCGAGCGCGCCCGGTGCATAGCCGGAGATGTAGAACAGCGCGTTGCGCAGCTGCGCGTTGCTCGCCGCCTTGATCCATTCCATGTGTTCCTCGATAGTCATGAGAGGCAGTCTGCCCGTCGACGGGCAGGCGTGTCAAGACTCTAGACAGGCTTGCCTGACGTCAGGCACGTGTGTCATGCTGGCGGACATGAAAGGTCAGCTAGTGATCGGCGATGTCAAGGAATGGGCTACCGTGAACGCGGCGGCCGAGCGGCTGAAGGTGTCACGCCGCACCATCATGCGCATGATCGACGAAGGCACGCTCACCCGGTATTTCCCGCGGTTCGCCGGCGAGCGACCACCGATCCTGCTCTCGGTCGCGCAGGTCGACACGGTTGGCCGCGCGCGTGAACTACTCAACATCACCGAGCGAGCGAAACCGTCGCGGGTCGGGGCGCCACGATGACGGACTGGTGGTGTTACCGGCAGTGCACGGTATGCATGGCGGGCACGGGCAACGCATGCATAATTCAGCATGCAATCGTCTCAAATGGGGCACCATCAGGAGGTGCCATCCGACTCGCCTTCCCGCACAAGAGCCGCAAGCTCCGGTCGCGGCGCCGGCACGACCAGGACGCGCAGGAGGACCCCATCGTCCGGTATGACCGGCCGCGGCACTCGATCCTCACGTGCTTGGCGTGCCGCATCAACGCGGAGGTACGCAGAAGGGATCTTGCAGCCCTTGCCCAGCGCGATCCCGCCTCGTGACCAGTCGGTGTCCTGGCCGATCTGCCTCGCATGTCGCGGCCGGCACAAGGCCACCGTGCCGTGCGTACGACCGGGCGTGTGGCTGGTGCTGGCTTGCTGCCGTGACTGCCGACCAGCGACGGAGACGTACTGCAAGCTCCACCGCTGAGGCCGAGAAACGCGAAACGCCCGGGAGATGATCTCAACCGGGCGTCCCGCGTGGTGCTAGGTTTTCATCGCCACAACAAAAACCTAAGGTGAGGCTACCGGAAACAGCCGACATTCTTGCGACTCGATCACGCTCGGTTCGCAGCATGTGAAACCCCGGAGCAGGTAGTAACCGGGTTACCAACGTCCCCGCGCCGCGCGACGCGTCCCTGAGAAGGTAGCTTTTCGCGAATTGGAGTCGGCCGCCGCGCACGCGTTGCCCTCACCGCCGCGAGGCAGAGGGCCGTACGGGAGGCCCAACGTGCCCACCGCAGAGGTGGCGCGTACGGAATGGCTCCGGCCGCTCGCGTCTGGCAGCTACGACAAGGGCACACGGTCACCCGACTAAGAGCCGTCGGGAGCCGCGAGCGGCCGGCCGTACGCGGGAGAGCCGCCGACATGCACCGCCCTCGCGCGCCAGTAATGCGGCGCGCGGCGTCAAGCGACCAACCGACCGACCGTCGAGAACCGCTAACGTCCCCGTCCCTGAACGCGCCGATTGAAGCTCGGCACGTTCAGGGGCGGGGCGCTCCCTGCCCTCACTCCCATCGAGATGTCCCCAACGGAGAGGTAAACCCGAAATGTCCAAATCAGTATTTAAGCTCTACATCGACGAAGCCCCGGACGGCGTAACCGACTACCCAGCCGTGGCCGATGTGGGCGAGGCTGCAGCGTGGGCGCTCGAGCGCCACGACTACCGCATCGCTCAGGCGCTCGCGAGCCTCGCCGCGGCGCTCGAGGAGGCCGAGTACCGGCGCGTGGTCGAGCTGGCGGGACGTCGCGCGATGGCGTCCGTGCCGCTGGTTGGCCAAACCCGGACGGAACATCCTAGGACGGGCGAAGAGGATGATCCGGTCAACACCCGGATCAACTTCCCGACCAGCGACGGAACCGGGATCAATTTCTCGGCACCAACCGGGCACGGTGTGTGCTCGACCTGCGGCACGATCATCGACGTATTCGAAGACCCGGACCTGACGCTCTACCTGCATCACAACCGGGCGGTGGACACCGACCACGCCGCGGTGATCATGCGTACGGACGCCGGCGATACAGCCGTGATCCCGGTGCCGGCCGAGGATGATCTCGCTGCGGTCGACCTCGACCACGCGCTCGAGCGCGAATCGCAGGACATGCCGTCGGCCGGCCGGACGCCGGAATGGGCGCCGTCGGAGGTCTGCCTGCATTGCGGTGAGCGGATCGTGCACTTCCGCGGCCGATGGGCCCACGAGGCCGCGGCCAGTCAGGACGGTATCGCGCTAGTGCATCCGTGCCAGGTCGACCCGGAAGCGCCAACGCCGATGGTGCGGACGGTGGCCACGCCGCGGCATTAGCCTGGACGGTATGAGTGATCAGCAGCCCGACCAGCCCACCGAAACGCCCGTGCCGACCGTGCCCGACCGCACACCGGCCGAACCTCAGCAGCCGACCCCGGTCGCCGACCCGCTGAGCGGCACCGACCCCGACGGCGTTAACGACCAGGACGACGACGACTGATGGCCGCGCTCACCGCGACCACACCCAGCCGCACCGGTGCCGTATCGACCGGTGCGGCGGTGTCGTCTTCCGACACCGTGAACGTCAGCATCCTCGGCACGCGCGGCGCGTACCTGGACATCATCAACGGCAACGCCTCGAGCGACACGGTGGTGATCTCCGACGCGTCGACCACGGTGACGGGCGCGTCGGCCGCGGCCAATAGCCAGTCCGTCACCAACGCCACGTCCAAGTGCTTCAAGCTCACGGCGGACATGGCCGACCCCGTATCGGGGAACATCACGATTACGCACACCGTGACCAGCACGGTGACGTACAAGCTGTTCCCCATCACCTAGGAGTGATCATGGGCAACGTATCCAGTGAGCGTCCGGCGCGCCCCGATAGCGCGCCGGCTACACCGCCGGTATCCAGCGGCGCCGGCGCCAGCAAGCAGCTCGTGACCGACGGGCACACGATCGCGGGCCAGCAGTGGCACGAGATCCTGCCTGGCATCGAGATCATGATCGACCGCGATCCCGGGCACGACACGAGCGTCACCGTGCGCCATCGCGGTGGCGCGCGGAAGTAGCGCGCGCTGGCGTGAGCTGCGCGCGTACGTGCTGTCACGGGACAACTACCTGTGTCGGATAGGCGCGCCTGGTTGCACGATCACAGCACCGCTGAATGGTGGGCACGTGGACCATGTGATACCCGTCGAATTAGGCGGCCCGGATGAGGTGTGGAATCTGCGCGCATCGTGCGCCCATTGCAATCTCACTCGGGAGCGTGCGAGACTTCGGGAAGAGCCGGAGATAACGGCTCGATCCAATTGGTGATCATGCAATGTCGGAGTTGATGATCATCAGCGGGTCGCTCAGGTCACAAGTGAATCGCCCCCGATTCATCGGCGGCCGGACCACCGAATTAACCCGAAAAGTTCGGCGGTCCGGCCCCGGCCTACAC